GCACCTACATATCACCCCCCACTGCCTAATGAAATAGACCCTGTGCCAGTAGAATGGACAGTGTTAAACCCGGAATTGATGCAGGATTATCTTGATGATTTAAATGAAGGTAATGCGCCTACGAATGTCTGGTATGCACTAACAACTAAGGGTTATGAGAACCTTTCAACCAATATGGCAGAAGTAAAAAGGTATTTGCGGCAGGTACTTAGTATCTTAAAATACTACAAAGAATTAGACGAAGAGGAGCCTGAAACTGATGAGTGAAGAGCTAAGAAAAATGCTTAGAAGGCATGAGGGTGTTAAGAACTTTGTGTATCTATGTAGTGAAGGGTACGAAACAATAGGTGTAGGCCGCAATATCGCAGACTCTGGTTTGGGTCTTTCTGATGACGAAGTAGACTACCTGCTAGATAACGATATAAAACGTGTAAAGGACGAACTTAATGACGAGTATTACTGGTTTGGTGGGCTTAATGAAGCAAGGCAACACGCTATGATAGACATCTCGTTTAATCTAGGTCAAACTCGATTACGAGGGTTTAAGAAGGCTCTTGATGCTATGGCTACTGAAGATTATGACCGCGCTGCTGATGAGTTTATGGACAGTAGATGGGCCGAACAGGTTAAAGGTCGCGCTCCAGAAGTCACTGAAATGATACGAACAGGAGAGTATCAGTAATGCCCCTTCAGAAGTTAGCGTTCAAACCCGGAGTCAATCGAGAAAACTCCCGTTATACAAGCGAAGGCGGCTGGTACGAGTGCGATAAAGTACGATTTCGCCAAGGCACACCAGAAAAAATAGGTGGGTGGGAACGCATATCTTCTAGTACTTTCCTCGGTATATGCAGAAGACTATTTGCATGGGTCACGTTATCAGGTGAAAGGCTCTTAGGGTTAGGTACTAATCTTAAATACTACATAGAAAAAGGTGGTTCTTACTACGATATTACCCCTTTACGGGCTACTGAATCTCTCACTAATCCTTTTACCACAGTGTCTGGTTCAGCCGTAGTTACTGTAGCAGATGCCGCAGGTGGCTACATTGACGGTGATTTTGTCACATTTAGCGGTGGTTCTGCGGTTGGTGGGATAACTATAACCGGCGAGTTTCAAATAACTAAAGAAACAAGCGCGAATACTTATACGATTACCTTTACTTCTGCGGCTTCTTCCTCGGCTACTGGAGGCGGCTCTGTAACTGCTAAGTATCAAATAAACACTGGCCCTGAGACTTGGGCACCTTTAACTGGGTGGGGTGCTGGTACTTGGGGCGAAAGCACATGGGGCGTAGGAGGATCTTCTACAGACTCATTTAGGCATTGGAGTGAAGGTAACTTTGGTGAAGATCTAATTTTCGGTGCTAGAGGCAGCAACATTTACTACTGGGACACTAGTACTAAAACATTAGGGACAGACAGGGCTGTAGCGTTGTCTACCATTAGTGGGGCATCTAATACCCCAACTATCCAAAATTACATACTCATATCTGACATTAACCGTTTTGTATTCTGTATGGGGGTTAACCCATTAGGTAGCTCTACACTAGACCCCATGCTGGTTCGTTGGTCTGACCAAGAAGATGCAGGTAATTGGACACCCTCTGCTACCAATCAGGCAGGTAGTTTACGTCTTTCTCAAGGCGCAGAGATTATTGCAGCAGTACAGGGAAGACAGGAAGTATTGGTTTGGTCAGACACAGCCCTGTATTCGCTCCAGTATGTAGGTGCGCCTATTGTATGGGGAGCGCAGATGTTGGGTGATAACATATCAGTAGCCTCTCCTAACGCCTGTATTTACGTCAACAATGTCGCCTATTGGATGGGTATAGGAGGCTTTTACAAGTACGATGGACGTATTCAATCCTTACGTTGTGATGTAAAGAAGTATGTGTTTAACGACTTTAATGATGAACAGTACACTCAGGTCTTTACAGGGACAAACGAAGGGTACGGAGAAGTGTGGTGGTTTTACTGTTCTAGTAGCACAACTTCTGTTGATCGATATGTGGTTTATAACTATGACCAAGACATATGGTACTACGGAACAATGGCTCGTAGTGCTTGGTTAGACTCAGGATTGCGAGATTATCCTGTAGCAGCCACATATAACAACAATATTGTAGACCAAGAAAAAGGGTTAGATGACAAAGAAACGGCTACTCCTGCGGCTGTATCTGCCCATATACAATCCGCTCAGTTTGACTTACAGGACGGTCATCAGTTCTCTTTTGTACACCGCATACTGCCAGATGTAACATTTGATGGGTCTACAGCAGATAGCCCTGCGGTTGACTTTTCATTGTTTCCTTTACAGAACTCAGGAGCAGGATATACATCACCTGCTTCAGAAGGCGGCTCTAGTTCAGGCACTGTCACTCGTACAGCAACTTCCCCTATCGAAGCGTTTACCGATCAACTAAACGTAAGGGTAAGAGGAAGGCAAATGGCAGTTAAAATAGAATCCAGCGCAGAAGGTGTAGCATGGCAGTGGGGTGCGCCACGGCTTGATATGCGCCCAGACGGGAGAAGATAATGGCTGATACTACCCGATACGACATAGACTTTGTTGCTCCACAACTACCGTTGCCTCCTGTACAATACGATGCAAATGCTTTTAATCAGTTTAACAACATTCTTAGTCTTTATTTTGCTCAACTGGATAATGCTGTACGTCAGGCTTCTACATCCCCTCAAGCTGAAACAGCAGGGTGGTTCTTTAGCTAATGGCACACAACTACAAGAATGCGAAGGTAGATCTTACTGCTACTACAGCTACTACTCTGTACACTTGCCCTACGGCTACTACGGCTATTGTTAAGTCAATATTGGTTTCAGAGGATTCCGGTAACGCCGATACTATTACAGTAACACTTACCGATTCTGCCAGCGCAGTATTTAGTTTATTTAAGACCAAAGCCGTTAGTGCCAATACTACTGTTGAGTTATTAACAGCACCGCTAGTTGTAGAAGAGTCTGAAGTTTTAAAAGTTACCGCTGCTACTGCTGACCGTTTGCACGTAACCGCAAGTCTTTTAGAGGTTAGCTAGTGGCTCTTAGAGATTTAATGAGTATTCTCGAAGAAGATTTTTCGGTACGCCGATTTCAAAGTGGTGGGCCAGCAGAAAACCCTGAAGCAGATTACTTTTTAACCGAAGAAGACAAAGCAGAAGATCCTACTTACGACCCGTCAAACGTATATACAGGGAGAAAACGCACTCCTTATACAGGGACACAACGTCAATCTAAAGCCTATCTTCAAATGTTAGCGAAGACTATGAAAGCTTTGGGTATGGTCAAGGAAGCTGTAGATATCTGGAATCAACCGGGGCCAGATCGAGTCATAATGAATTATGACGAAGAAGCAGGGCGAAAAGGATGGGAAGACGAATTTGAACGGTCTGCTGCATCTATACTTAGCGAAATAGGAGATTCTAAAGCAGGGAAAGCGGGAGGTATAGCCGGTATTTCTATATCAGGTGGTGCAGGTAGTTTTTCTGTAGGGGCCGCAGGTTTTAACCCTGCTATAGCTGCGCTTATATTTTTAGGCACAAAAATAGTTGAATCTTTTTTACCAGATCAAACTCCGTTTATTTTTCAAAAAATGGATTTTATGGAAGGTAGAGGGGGAGACCATAAGGCGACTTACGACAAACTTATGGAAGCTGGATTTAACGGAAACGACAGTCTATTTGATGTATTTAAAGATACAGTAAGAACTCCTCAAGACTACTACGAGTTCAGAGATAAATACTTTGTAGGTAATTTTGAAACAGATACCTTTAGAAAAGATCTTGGGCTTACTGATGAGAACTTCTTTCCATTAGAAGAACCTGAACACGTAATGTTAGGCGACCTTAAAATATACGAAACAGGTAACGAAGAAATAGATTTAGCAACAAAAGAACTTGTAGATCAGTTTAATGAGTATAAGGACGAAGGGTATTCTGAACTACGGGTGTTAGAAGAGTTAGGTCTTACAGACGAACTTGACGATGTTACTAGACAATACTTTGAACAGGCTGATGTAAAAAGATTAGAAGAAGCTAGAGCTTCGGGCGATGAAGAAGCCTATATGCGCTTACTAGGTGGAATGAGCACCGCAGTGGGTGAACTAGCAGATCAACGAACTTATGAAATAGCTGCGGGTATACTAACTGACGAAGAAACACGGGAGATACTCAAAAAACGATCTCGATACGAAACAATCACCCAAGAAATATTTGATAATGTTAAATACAAAAACTACGACCCTACTGTTAACCAAGACGACTACAACCAATACGAAACTGCTAAAGAACAAGTACTAAGTCAGGATAAAGACCCTGTAATTACTATAGAAGGCGACACACGCCCACCCCCAACTGATGTAGAAGCTCCTCCTTTAGATGATGCTGAAGTGGATGTTGACCCAACCCCAGAACCACCTGATAACACAGTAGATCCTGATGTAGACCCTAATAGGTTAACAGAGCCAAAAGATACAGACGGGGACGGCACACCTGATAGTGAAGATGCTGATCCTAATGATCCTGACGTACAAACCCAAGAACAAAAAGATGCTAAAGAACAGGCGGCGAAAGACGCAGCAGAAAAAAAACGACTAGAAAGCATAGATACAGATGACGATGGTGTACCTGATTACCGGGATGCAGCACCTGAAGACCCTGATATACGAAGTACAAAAGACATAATAGATAAAGCTAAACGAGAAGCTTACGAAAAAGCTAAAGAAAAAGAAGAAAAAGAACGGAAAGAAAGAGAGGAAAGAGAAAGAGAACGTACAAGAGAAAAAGGGTATGACGACCTTAGTTCTACTGGCAAACGTATTTATGACTTAGCAGAAAAAATGGGCCAACCACTAACTGTTGAAGAAGTACAAGGTTATTTTGACCCTAAAACAGGTAGACCTATTGGTAACAGAATTGACTATTTCTATCGTAGATACGGTCGTTGGCAAAAAGAAACAGCAGAGCGAGATGAAACAGGAGAAGGAGCACCTTTTTACCGGATAGAGGGTCAAAATGAAGACGGAACATTTATTCTAGTAGACCCTTGGGGTAACCGTTCTTCTGGGCTGCCTGATAAAGAAAATCCCGACACGATAAACGGCGAAAGTTACGGTGACTTACCAGCAGATACAAATAATTCATTACTCCCTAAATGGCTACAGGTTTACTTAGGAACTACAGATACTACTGATACCACAGATACTACAGATACTACAGATACTACAGATACTACAGATACTACTGATACTACAGATACTACTGATACCACAGATACTACAGATACTACTGATACTACTGATACTACTGATACCACAGATACCACAGATACTACAGATACTACAGATACTACAGATACTACAGATACTACAGATACTACAGATACTGGGGATACTGATACTGGGGATACCGGAGATGGTGACGGAGATGGAGACGGTGATGGAGATGGAGATGGAGACGGAGACGGTGACGGAGATGGAGACGGGGACGGGGACGGAGATGGAGATGGTAACCGAGGGTCAGGGTCTGGTATTGGTCTAGGGTTCATGCTGCCCTTTTTAACGCAGCAACAACAACCCGCACAAACACAAGTAAGAACACCTCCACCAGCAGAAATGGACTACCTCTTTGATATCACAGGTCAAAAAGTTAAAGCTGATAGCTATGCCAGCCCCTATGCCGTTACTAGACAAGTACAAGCACAACAACAAGCACCTAAAACACAACTTCCGTATGACCAGCTTATAAATGCAAATCCAAGAAACAGAAACGTATATAACCCCTACAAACCCCCTCGTTTAAACATGGCTAAAGGTGGCATTATGAGTGCAAATATTGATAATATGATGGGTCGCAAACGTAAAGGCACTGTAGAGGATCTTTTACGCCTCATCGGAGGGAAATAATGAGTAGTTGGTGGTCAGATTTATGGGATGGGTTTACTGGCACTGGTGACGTAGGTGGCTTTGCTGGTGGTCTTGGAGACATCCTTGGTAGTATTTTTAACCCCGGAGGAGGCACTAAAGGTTTTTTTGAAGGTCTTTTAGGTATGGGGCTTGGCAGTCTTATACAAGGTTCTGGTTTCGCTGACCCTAAAATACCGCAAACAGGATACCAAGGGGATATCCCCGATTATACCGCAGTGCGCGAACGTGTCCCCATGCAAGATGACCCTAATAGAAGGCCCGGAGCTGGAGGACGTAGGTATTTCTCAGACCTTATTTACGCAGATGCGCCCGAAAGAAAACCCATATCTGTCGAAGAAGCTCAAGCTCAAGCACAACGACAAGCAGCAGGGATCGCATCTCTTATGCCTTCATACTCTGCTCCAGAAGAACGAGAAGAAACAGAAAGTTCTAATCCCGCATCCGATGTAATTAATCAAATGCCTGTCGATACTTATGATGAAGATGCAATAGACACAGGCGGTTTTACAGGTGGTGTAATGAACGCTGGCGGTATGTATCTTGGTGGTGCTACAGATGGTATGGCAGATGATGTACGTGGGAACATAGGACGAGACGAAGTAAGGCTAAGTGATGGAGAATTTGTAATACCCGCAGATGTAGTAAGTCATTTGGGTAACGGTAACTCAAATGCTGGGGCGGCTTTTCTCCATGATTTTATGAAAGACATACGCCAAGAACGCACTGGTAACCCTAAGCAAGGGAAACAAATAAACCCTAACCAATTTTTACAGGCTTAATTATGACTAATGGAGCAGATACAGTAGGTAAAGAAACAGGCAGGGAGTCATCACTATCTAGTTGGGCTGGCCCTTATGTCACTGATATGTTGGGTATGGGTAAAGCCATCGGTACTCAGCCCTACCAAGCTTATACAGGCCCGTTAACAGCAGGGGCTTCTGATTTACAGAAACAAGCATTTTCAGGCGTAGCGGGGCTTGCAGCACCTGTGACAGGGGCTTTTGATGCTACTGCGGCACAGAACTACATGAACCCCTATTTACAAGCTGCTTTACAACCACAATTAGCTGAAATGAGAAGGCAGTCTGAGATAAGCGGTTTAGCTGATCGCAAGAGGTTAACCAAGGCAGGGGCTTATGGCGGCACTCGCCAAGCCGTTATGGACGCAGAAAGAGATCGTGCGTTACAAGCTAACATAGGACGAGCTGCGGGTGAAGGATACGCAAGGGCGTTTGATAAAGCGGCTGATCTGTTCCAACGAGACAGGGGGTACGGGTTAGACGCACTAATGACACAAACAAGAGTCGGTGATATACAACGAAATATTGAAAAAGAAGGTATTGCAGCCGATAAAGCACAGTTTGAAGAAGAAAGAGACTACCCATACCGACAGGTGCAGTATATGCAGTCCCTGTTAAAAGGGCTTCCCATAGGTGCTCAAAGCTATAATTACGCACAACCTAGTGGGCTATCAAACCTTATAGGTAGCGGCGGTATTATTGAACTATTAAGAGAAATGTTTGGTGGTGGTTCTGGTGGTTCTGGTGATGCTGGCGGCGGTGGTGGTGATGATGCTGGCGGCTCTGTGACATTTACCGACCCTGAAACTGGAATAACTTATGTAAATGGGCTACCGCAAGTAAAACCTGTAGGGGTAATTTAATATGATGGTTCCCTCTAGCCCAAGCGAATTCGGCAACGAAGTAGATGACCTGTCAGAGGCATACAGCCCCCAACAGTTACAGCAAAAATACGCAATAACTAAAGAGTTAAAGTATTTACTTGCTTTACAAAAGGTAACTTCTGCGGTTCAAGAGGCAGAAAGAAGCCTTACTATGAGCCAACAACAGATGCCCGGAACTGTAAAGAACCAACTAGAACAGAACCTAATGGAACGAGCAGAGAGTGTTGCTGGACTTTTAGGAAGAGGTCAACGACCACAACGTCAACAACCTCAACGTCCTACTATGATGAATAGGGGCGGTATTATCGGCTATGACGAAGGTGGTGACGTAGAGCAAGAAGCAGATATAAGTTGGGAAGAAATAGCTTCTGCAATGGGAGAAGCGGGAGTTGAAGTTGTAGAAGATATGAAACAAAACCCTCTTCCTTATCTTGCTGGTTTAGGGTTAATGCTAGTCCCCGGCGGTATTGCTGCATCTGGTGCTAGAGGTCTTGCTGGGCTAAGTAGCATAGCTAATCGCGCAGGGTTGTTTAAAAAATTAAATCAAGTTTTTAGAAAAAGAACACCTAGAGAGAAAAAATTTGATGAAGTAAGAGAAAGCAATCAAAGAGAAGCAGCGGGTAGAGCTAAACTCGATGAAAAACCAACACCGTCAAGAGTAGATGGCCGCGCTGATTTTGAAGTATCTCCCGGTGGAACCGCTGTACCTAAAGATATACGTCTTGGAAGAGAATCTACAAGAACTGATGTAGGGCCGTACAGAGGACAACCATCAGGAGTATCAAAAGGACAGGAAGTAGGCCCAGTGCGTACACCTAGACCTGATGCAGTAAAAACAACAGCTCAAGTAGCTTCTGGTATAGACGCAGTAATGCCCGAAGCAGAACCAACATTGCAAATTACTCCTCCTATTGCAGGGTCAGTGCTTGCTGAAACGCCCGAAAAAGAAGAAAAAACAGATGATGATAACCAAGGTGTTGCAGGTTTACTTGAACCAAAACCAGCAAAAGACTACTTAAAACTAGCTAAAGAAGGCGCATTAAAAACTAGTGATGTTTTAGATTCTACTGTAACAGCAGATTTACAAAGACGCGCTGGTATGACTCCAGAAGATTTAGCAGGCATACGCACTGCGGAACGAGAAAATTATTTAGATAATGTTGTTGATAGAGACAGGCAGCTACAAGAAATACGTGAAGCTAATAAAAAACAATTAGAGACATTCCAAAGACAACTCGCTCCAGAAAAAATACGCCGTAAGAATAGGTTAAAAGCCATAGCCGCTGGTGCTAGAGGGGGTACGGGTATTGGGCAAATAACAGCTAATATGATCGATGCTTTCTATACTTCAGAAGAAGGCGCAGAAGAACTAGAAAGACTAATGGCTCAAACAGAAAGAGACGGTAAATTAAAACTTGTAGAAGTAGATATAGAGTTATTAGCAGCCGCAGATACTAGTGGTATGGCTATGTTAGAGTTATCTAGGGAAGATAAAAGAACTGCTCTTACCGACCTTGCTAATTTAGCTAAAGGCGATGTGGATTCTATCAATGCCTATGCAAATAGTTTACGAGAAGGAGACGACAGAGAAGCAACAAGAGCGTTGCAAAAAATGGAACTGCTGGTAAGTAATTATGAAAGCCGACGACGAGATGAACGGGCAGACAGAGCAAATGCCGAGGCAGGGCTACGAGATATATTGATTGCTAGAGAAGAATTAGAAAAAACAATACGAGCTGGAACTACTCCATTTGCAACTAAACTCAGAGAATATGAGTTCCGCATAAGTGATCCTGAACAGTCTAATCCTTTATCTGAAACAGAAAAAGCAGAATACAAACGGTTAGAATCGTATATACAGGGTCTTGTTAATCAAACAATGAGTGAGGATGTACAAGCACTTAGAGATCGTTACGAGAGTATTTTAGAAAATACAGCTAAATCGAAATCTCCAGTTTCAGCGGCAGATATATTAGGCGTACAGTAGTACCGTGGTAGCCCGAACTGTATTTCTTAAA